GCCGGCAAGCCCAGGGAGATCGCTAAAGCTCTCAGCAGGATTCGAACCTGCGATTGTCGGGTACAAACCGACCGTTTTTCCGGCTAAACCATGAGAGCTGCTTTTCACATCAATCCTTTTATGGCCTCTTACTAAAATGGCGCCATCACTTCAGCCATGAAGTTCATAGTTTCCGGGCTATCCACGGTGAAATACTTATTGATCATGGGCATTTTAGCAATTTGTTCTGCCACGGCCTGGCGCGCTTCCTCCAGATCGCTCTTCCCACGGCAGGCATTTTGCACAGCCACTTTGAGGAATTTCTCGGCCGCATCCCGCTCTTTGCTGCCATCGCTGGGTGTACTGGGTGCATTAGCAACCTTTTGAGCGGTTTGGTTGCCCCCACTGTTACCGCCGCGGGCTTCATATGCCGCTTCACATGCCTCAAGTGATTCGTAAATCTCGAGAAATTCAAAAACGGTCTTTTCCTTGGTCTCGCCCCGGCTATTGGTATACGTTTCACCCGTTTCGGTCATCTTCACACGGGCATATTTTCCGTCCAGCTCCCGTAGCGAAACGCCCAGCGCCTTCAACGATGGAAGCGTGATTGCGTTCCAGTCTCTGAACTCTGCGATATAATCTCGGTCTATGTTAAATTGCAACCCCGAAGCCGGCACCGGGATGATGCCCATCGTGATTGCCGTTAGACGCCGATCGATCGGATGCTGGTTCTGATCAAAGGGCACCTTGCCAACACCTTTTTCAAGTACGCAGAACCATACGTCTAGTCCTACCTCGCCGTAGTATTCATTTACGTACTTGATCTCTTGGGGATCCTCTGCTAAAGCAAATGGATCGTTGACGAACTGTTGTGTCATAATTGGATCTCCTTTTTGTCTGTCTTATCTAAATTCAAATCGTCATTTTCTTGTTTGGTACAGGCCATAAAATGGATTGGTCTGAGAATCTCTCTTTATACTGAGTAAAAGATTACAGTCCCGCAAACGATTCCGGGCGAACCACATTCCCGCCGATTTTTTCCATCTGATGCAGGAATAGGGTTAAGTCATGAATGCCTTCAATCGTTACAAAAGATTTCAACAGGCGGTCAAAAGTATTTTTCGCATCGATACTGGTGGTAATAACAATTGGACAGCTCAACTTGCTCATGTCAAGGTGTTCCAGCATGCCTGTCCAGCGCTTATTGGGCGCAATGACGCAAAAGGTCTCATCATTGATTAGCGCCACATGTGCGCCGGTATACGGTGAAGGCTCTATCTCCTGCCCTGTAATCCTTCCTACCGCCAATATCTTTTTTTTCATCTCTTCTCCTTTTCTTGTTCTTGTTCTATGGATTTTTTCGCATCCCACCCGATCTGCGTCATTGGCTCATAAAATTCCGGGCGCATCGCTGATAGGATGTCAAAACCAAAATCCATCCGCCAATCCCTTGTTTTCATTACAAGTGTCATCAATAATGGGAAATTTGGCTTATATTCCCCCCTCTCCCAATTGCGGATGGTTTCATATGTTACCTGTTCTTCTTTGTTCAAACCTTCGGACAGTTCTCTTGCAAATTCGCGTAAAGATAAATTTCTTTGTTTTCTATAACTTGAAACAATCTTCTGTATTGATGTGGTCATTGGTTCTCCTGTTTGTCGGTATAATAATATATTATCATAGCAATAACATAAAGTCAAGGGTAATTGAAGGAATTAACCTTAAAAAGTCATAATTTCTTTATCATGGCCAACTTTATAATGGCTGAAGTAAAACGATAGCTTGGAAATAAAAGAAAGGGGGAACCTCGAAAGAGACTCCCTTTAGTTTAAAACGAAAGGCAAGTAGGAATGGGGACCACTTGCCTTTCTATGTAGCCTCCAATTTTTTAACGTCTAAGGAAGGCGAAAGACGGGGCAGGAGCTAGACAGACTAGCACCCTCCACCACCTGCTTTTTTCTGAAAGAAGCAGGAAACTTCGCCGAAGTCCCAGTGGACTTCCACCTCCGCGTTGAGGAACGGATTAAATATATTATATCACAATTTCAACCAAGAGCATACCCTTAGCAGGACTCGAACCCGCAACCTGCACATTAGAAGTGTGACGCTCTATCCGTTGAGCTATAAGGGCTGTTTGGGTGATGCTCTCCGGCGCTGTTTTACGGCTCGTGCCAACCTGTTCGACCAACAGGGCGGTTTTTACCCTCGCCGGTGGGTAGCGCGGTATGGGTGGTCAATCCCTAACCCGCATATGCTCTTTCTCTCACAGAGCATCACCAACTTAGGACCTGAGGACCTACTAACCCTATTATACCATAATTATTGATATATGGGGCAGATCATATGATTTATTTATTATGGACCCGGGGGGAGTCGAACCCCCGTAAGCCTCATGGCAACCGCTTATGCAGCCACACACAAAGACCGAAACCTGTCGGGCCCAACTATCTAAATTATATCACAATACTGAGTATTATTTCGGACTGCTCTCTCTCCAAATATCTTCCACCATTGCGCTGAACTTGTGTGGATCAAGGCTTTTACCAATAAACTGATTGCGCCACTCGCTTTGTTCTCCGTTCGTTGCTAACTCTATCAAATCCAACAATGGTTTAGAGCCAAAATTAATCGGGTAGGCGATCTCTGGGCCATATTTCTCCCAATTGGCCGGGGCCTCTTTGAGTGTGCCAGATGGCTTATTTGGCCTAACCGGAATATGTTGATTGATCCCGATTGTCGGTTTGCCTCGAGCCACAGACAAATATAAAAAAGTGCCCTCGGCAATTACTACATCGGCCTGATCAATTTCTTTCGTGGACCCATCCGGACGGCCCTCGATCCACTCAAATCGACTATATGGCCGCAGGCCCTGCAATTCCAACTCGTGAATATACCGCACCGTAACCTTGCATTTCAATTCGGCCTGGGTCCGCTTTAACTCACGATAGATATCTTTATTTGCCTGGACCGCCTCAGAGCGCAGCCTGCCACCTGCTGGATGAATGGGTGCAAAGAGTATCCGTTTCACTTCCTCTGGCGCTCTAAAGGGCTTCTGTGCACTCCAGGGCCAGCCTGTGATCTCAACTCGGGCCGCCGGATCAATAGTTTTCATCGCTTCCTTTTGGCCTTTTCCAATCACAAAGACACAGCTTACACACGGATGAACTTTTACGTCACCATCATACCACCAGGGCGGCAGTGCCGAATGTGGATAGATCATAATCACAGCACCTCGATCCACCAGCTCCTGCACAATCGGCCGTAACCTGGGCGCGATATGGACATACCACTCTCGGTCATACAGCGCCACATCAGCATGTCGCGCCAGGGATATATGTCCTGCGGCTTTTAGAGCGGCATGATATGGTCTACCCTTGTGTTGATGCGCAGATACAAAAAATTTCATTTTAGCATCCACACAAATTCCCATGCAGGATGATCACCTTTTTCGGCTCGTATGATTTCAAACCCACACAACCGAATGATATCCTCCCAAACCAGCCGGCTCAAGTGCCATTCCATTTGTCGTGACCCAACCGATAAGCGGCGATAGCCCGCTTCACCCACAGAATAATTCAAATTATTCGGCGCCTCCAGGTACAGCACCCCCTTTTTACTCAGTAATCGCTTCATGGCTCTCAAACCAAGTTCAATATTTTGGAAGTGCTCTGCCACACCCATACACAAGATTAGATCAAATGTGGATCCAAACTCAAAATCCTCTACAAACCCTGTTGCAATCGTTGCCCTCCTCACATTCAAGCTGGCTAGCTTGCAAGCAACAGGCGAAATATCCAGACCATATAATTTTGCTTCTGGATACACTCGCCCAAAATGTTTCAGGGTATGACCATTTCCACAACCCACGTCTACAATGCGTTTGGGTTTGTTGATATACTCAGTAATAATGCCGGCCGCCAGACGGTCGCGTCTCAGCCCAGTTTTATTGGCCCACTTTGTAGGATTGTCTTTGAAATACTTATCATACTCAGTAATTAAAGAGTGTCTGTTCATGCTATTTTTATCCTGCTATTTTCATCCTGCTATTTTTACTCTGTGCTCAATTTCTATCGGCACATCCCTGCCTTTGTGATAAGTCAGGTCCAGGAATATGCAACCCTTTAAGGTTGGTGCACGATGTTTTTCAGCGGCAAAACCATAAGATTGTAATGCTTCGCCAGGTGGATTTTTATAACCAGGTGTTCTAAAGAAATGCACAGCATCGGTATAAGGCAGATTGGTTTTATCATTAATTCGTTCTACAGGTTGCGGCATCCACCAGGAGTTGTGATCATGACCATTCAGCACAATATCAGGAGCAGTCAACCATGTAGCCTGTCTATTGACATGAATTACACCTTTTGTGACGGGCGCACCCCCGCCGGTCCCGTGATGAAAATACAGGCGGCGGCAGGGTTTGTCACCGCCCTTAGCGTAGTTGAAAATTATTTTTATGTAGCCATAATATCCACAAGCCTCTGCATTATGTCTTTGCAGGCGCATATCATAAGCCAGACGTTCAAGCAAGTTTGTGTTGATCTTCTCCAGCACCTTACTCTCATGATTCCCCATGCCGAAAATCCATAGGGGCACGTCGGAATATTGTCTTAGATAGGTACTGGCGTCCTGAACGAGCGCATCAAAATAGCTGGATACCCGGTATTTTTCTTTTAAATCCTCTGGTGATCGTCTTGGGTCATCTCTGCCTTGCATGGCATCATAAAAATCCCCTGCGATCAATACAGGGGCTTTCTCTTCATTCGCTAATTGTAAGTGTTCGCCAAACCGTTTAAGGTCACATAGCGAGCTGTCAAAATGCACATCGCTGGTCAACATGATGCTCTGATGGTGTGTTGAATTTGCAGGGATTTCCAGCGTAAATGTGACTGCGCTCTGTCTGGTGAATTTCATATATATCTATATCCTTACTCGGTTGGTCGCTGTTCAATTGCCAGATACTAAGCCCGCGTCGCTTGCGTCAGATGTAAATACCCTTACCCTTTATCATCACTCTACCTCGTAAAAAATCTGAAATGCAGCAGCCTTGTCTCCGCTGCTAGCCCAAGCCGTGCTTTCACCGGGCACTAGCACGAATATATCTTCGCCCGGCATTATCCTCACATACCCATATCCGTATCGTGTGACTGCACCGCTATTGTAAAATCCCAAACTATTGAAAGTTCGAGGTGCACCCGCCGCGCAGGTCAATGGCGCTGGAACCCTGAAAGTCGTCGAATCTGAGGTGCCAGCGCTGGACCTGAACACAGCATAACATAATTTGCCAAACAAACAATAACGGGCCTCAATAATTGCCGGCAGGGCTGAAAACCCTGTTAGTGCCGGTGTCCAGGATTGCCAAACTCCAATAGAAGCTTCGAGATCACGCAACCTCTTTTTAATATTTTCCAAACCGAATTCATTCATTTTAGTACCTAACTTTCAGTACCTAACTAAGCATCTGTTCCGCCCCGGCAGAACTTTCTTCAGTCTCAACCAAAGGGCAATCGTTTAACGTGCTTGCCCAATCACGAATCTTATGAGGCTTACCGATACGTTCTAATATTAGACAAATCCCGATCCCGTCAACGACACCTCTCTTCCTATCTGCGAAAGGGCAAAAATTACACTCAACCTGTTTGCTTTCCATTTTTGATTGCTCCTTCATAGTTAGTTAATCCTACACAAGCTAAACTGAGTATAAAGAATTGCTCCACTATAAGTTAAAGACGCTTTCACAGTAATTCCTGTAGCTCCTTCATTATTTTGTATCCAAGGTCTGAGGATATCGCCGGCTTCAGTCACGTAAATCGCTGAACACGAGAATCTGGTCGGCGTTGTTCTACCTGTGATATTTTGATCCCCCACCCATATCGTGGTACCTCCCCTTGTCAGCATTACAAGACCGCTCACATCGTGAGGTGTCGAAATAATACCGTTGAGATAAACCAGATAAGTGCCTGATCGCTGAATAATATAACGATTATTTGCACCATCCCAGGTGACTCCTATAGCTACTTGATTTGACCATCCAGTCAACAAAACAGTGGTACCAGCCGAAATTGTCTGGTCACCACTCTTAGCCGTAACTGCTACTATTCGATTGGTATCGTTTGCCAATTTATTAGCCGTGATTGTGTTGTTTGCAATTTTAGCATCGGTCACGGCGCTCGAACCTAATTTTGCATTCGTTACCGCGCCCGTTGCAATTTTTCCGCCGGTCACAGCGCCTGAGCCTATTTTTGTCTCTGTTACCGCACCGTCGGCTATCTTTGGTTCTGTCACAATTCCGTCAGTAAGTTGAGATGCTGATAGCAGCTTAAGATTCCCTATCTTTAAATGCTTTGTCCTGTTTGCTGCTAATAACTCACTAACATCTACATATGCAATCAGATCATCCGCTGCCAACGCGTCAATCATCTCTTGCAATTCGGATATTTTCTTAACAATCGGGTCAGCCATATTTGCTCCTATCTTTGTGTAACTATCTTTGTACGATTATCTTTGTATAATTAATCCGATACCGTCTTCAGTGGCCAATGCATATGCCTCATCCTCGGTGCCGATATAAATATAATATAAAATGTGCTCGATACCTACAACTTCAATGTCGGCCCGAAAACCTCCAGTTAAATCGAGCGTAATCTTTTCAATCAATCCCCGGATTTCAGTATCATAAAGTGTGGTAACCACGGGCATGTCCATCAAGGCAACACCCAATGTATCCTCGCCATAAACAGCAAACCGCTGTGTGTGCCTTTGCAAAAAATAAGTCATAGTGTCTTCAATGACACCCGATGACCCGTAAGCAGGATCAATCAGATAAGCCTTCTCAACACTCAAATCATTTCTTTTATCGTCCTCGTCTGAAAATGGATTTTCAAACGCTTTAACAACAGCCGAATCAATATATGGTTTTCCAGTCACCACCATAGTCCCGGACGAGGTTACGGTTATGTTAATCCAATTCGCCCCTGACTCGAAACTATTAGAAACACCAGTTACCTCATAACCATAATAAGGTTTGTCAAATGTTATCCGATAAAATCCTGCTTCCACCTCTCCTTCAAATAAGTTCTCAGCCAAATCACTAGCATTCCAAGTGTGAACGGTAAACTCTACACTGGTGACCATTGGCAACAATTCAACTTCTCGGCCTTGAATAATCTGAGTATTATTAATTAAGTAATCAAATTCTGTATCATTGATCGGGTAGCGAGTTCTAACAATCTGAAGTATGTCGGTTTTTGCCGTTACTGCTGCTCCTTGCGCCGCAAAAAGAACCTGTCTCAACGCGTCCCGATATGACCCCGGCTCAATCCAACCCGTCAACATCTTTGCCCCAATATCGATATCAACAACATAATCTGCACCAAGAACATCCGGCAAAAAGTCAGCGAGTATGGCGTTGACAGAAGTGGCTGTAGAATAAAACGCCCCATTAAATATTTCTCGTTCGAGCAAACCAATTAGATCAACAGCTGTAAACTCGAACTCCCATTCGGATACATTCCGCCACTCATCCAAATAAAATTTACCAATCAGGTGGGGTACATCATTCACATATTCGTAACACATCACAGGCATCCGGCGCGACAGCCGGTCCTGAAATTCACCTCTTGCAAACATGCTATAGGCTGTTTCAGTGGTATAAATTGAAAAAGTTAAAGTGTTAACAGGTAATTCGCCAGAAATTGGGTTGACCTCCTGCACCACACGTGCAGAAATAATATCAGTATCTACAAAAATAGCTTCTTCAGTCAAACTTAGACTGATAATGATCTTTGGATGTGTCTTTGTCATTATGTCCTTGCCATCATATTTTTGCCATCATGTCCTTGCCGGGGCACGGGCAATAATATTCACAGACAAGCCCTCAATGTACCGGTTTGATCCCTTAACCCGAGCGAAAGTGTCTTTGATGTTTGAGAAATAGCATACAAATTCATGGTCTCCGCTCTCATCAGGCACTATCACCGTATGATACTCAGTAGGCTCGGTTAGTTTGGAAAATAATGCAGCGTATGCCGCCTGGTTGCCGCCACTCTTTCCGAAAACCAGCTGATAATTAAAATACACTCCGATTATTTCACTGTGCAACACCCCGTCTACCGTACGTTCAGCAAATTTATACAGGCTTTCAGCTGTTCGCTTCATGCTAACTATAGGCACATCATACTGAGTACCGTCGATAGTGATAAGATTACTCATCGCACAACTCCCCGAATCATACTGCGGCCCACTCGCACATTTTCTTTTTCGATATATGGTCGCAGTTCTCGTACTAATGCGCCCAGGTTGCCAGCAAAGTTAATCGTGATCTCTTGCTCTCCCAAATCCATGCTTTCCAGTTCCTCACGAATAATCTGTCGCATCAGGCCCTCCGGTGTCTCAATATTCCGACCCGCCCGCTGATCGCCCATCACGGCCAAAAATTGGCTGTTTGGCGGGATCACCGCGCCTTGGGCCAGCAGTGGGATCCGCGGTGCTGCAATCGATGTAATATTAAATCCCCAGCTGTTGCCACCAAACACTGGCACCCAGTTTGGGACCGTAAAATTCAGCTTGTTCAGCGCATTGATTACCACGTTGATCCCAGATGCAATCGCTGACATCATAGCGTTGATAAACCCAATAATAAGATTGATGGCACCCTTCACAACGGATATCACGCCATTGAAAGCCAGCGAGAAGCCGTTGCCGATAAATCTAAAGAAATTTTGCCAGCCGGCGATCAAGTTGTTCCATAAATTGGCAAAAAATTGTCCGATGCCATTAATAATATTTGCAGCGCTGTTATATAAATTTACAAAGAAATTAATGACGTTGTTGATCGCATTTGCTGACCAGGCTGTGACATTGTTCCATAAATTGGTGAAAAACCTGCCAATGCTGTTTAAAATATTAGCTGCCCCATCAACCAGCGGCTGCCACACCTTTTCAACAAACCAGGTCTTAACATTTTGCCAGGTCTCTTTGATATTTTCCCAGGCCCTAATGGCCCAATCCCTGATTGCCTCCCAAGCTTTGACGGCTGCCTCTTTCACCTCTGGCCAATAGGCAATTAGCGCTATCAACAAAATTATGATCGCTGCAATCAGCAATTTGATTGCCAGCGCCGGGGATAAAATCAGCAACAGCGCCACACCCACAGCCGCTAAAACAACAGTCAAAATGCGAAATGCCTCCTGGTTATTATTGATCCACTCTGTTAATTCCTCAACACGCTCAGTCAACCGCTCGATAATAACAATTAATACATCCCGTAAGAATTCAGCAATTCCCGATTCTTTCAAGCCTTCTACCCATGGCTCAAAGGCTTCTTTGGCTGCGTCCCATAACCCTTTTAGGGCGTCCCACAATCCCTGCAGTGGTTCTTTAAGTGGCTCCAGGAACTCTTTCACCTTATTCACCCACCCCAAGATTTGGCTGTCGATTTCAACCATTTCAAACTCGCCCAATCCCGCTCCTGCACCGCCTCCACCACCAAAATCCTCATCTGATATCGGCTCTTCAATATCCAGCACATTGATCTCGTCAAACGCTGCCAGGGTGCCCTTTGCCGCTTTTTCCGCCTCTTTGGTATTCTTTGCCAGCTTACCTGCACCGCCGGCCGCGTCACCTGTTGCGGATGCCGTGGCTCGCATCACCTTGGTCTGGCCGGTAAGTGCACCGATCACCATGCCAATGATATTAAATATCTTGGTCAGCCATTGCGCTACCTGTTGCAGCAGTGGCAGTGCTACACTCAGTAATGGGGTAAATGCATTTCTAACCGACACCCGCAACGCGTCAAAATCGGCCTTCAAGGCCTCGGTTCTCTGGCCGGCTTGTATAATCGAATTGACAGAGTTTTTTATGCTATTAACCAGTTTTTTGACGGCGAATATCATCAAACTAATCACCGACACGGTCTTGACAAAACTGGTCAAAGCTCTGCTAACTGAAACGGCCATACTCATGCCCAGATCTTTAACTTGCCCCCCTAAATTCTTTATTCCCCGATTAAAACCTTTTTCATCGATCCCCGTATCGATTCTGATTTCACCATCATACCTGCTACCCATCGGATGGCTCCTTTTGCTCGCGTGCCGCCCGTTTTTGCTTTCGGGCCTCCTGCACCTGTTTCACAAATTCGCGATCCTGGATCTTTTCTGCCAGACTGCGAGTATCCAGCTCCGGTACTTCAAACATAGCGCCCATCTCTCGCGCTACCTGTCGCTCTTCCTTGGTTGCTTTCCCGGTCTTCACCCGCTTGCGCAAGCCTACCAGCGAACAAAATGAGGTGCTCTCGCCCAGGTCCATAAACAGTGTAAGGAACTGCCACCAATGCAGATACTCAGTATTCTGGAGATCAATGCCATGTGTCTGCTGAAAAGCTGCAAAAATCAGGTTTGCATCCCGGCTGAAGCTGTATAGCCTCAAATGCTGGCCACTATCACCCTCCGCATCCTCCTCCAGCTTGCCGCCGCCATCCAAAAACCGCACACCTTGCTGCATCGCCTCTGGATAATCTTCGCTGTTTACAACATCTCTGAACAGGTTTTCCATCAGCAGCATCTGTTTCTCCAGCGGTGTCAGGCTGTTGTCCTCAAAGGCCAGGATGATACGCAGGCAGTCTCGAAAGTCACTGTTGATCTCGTAAACACGCCCATTCACCCTGATCGCCTCTGGAAGTCGATCGGTCAGGATGTTCACGGGCTCACTCCATCACGCGCTTTTCATCTTCAATCTCCTTGCGTTCGCGCACCACTTTGCTGTATTGCTCCATTTTCTCAGAGCGTGTTTTCTGAATATACGGCGCAATCCCATCGAAGAATTGGTTATATGCTTCAATCACATGTGTGTCGCCAAACACTGTCTGGGCCGTTCCCTCGCCAAACACGTCATCGATCTGCTCTCGCAGCCATTCAGAGATCTCGCGCACAAACGCCAGGCGCTCCTTCGTGTTCACGGGGATCCCAAATTCATCCACCTCGGTTTCAGCGTCCAGCGCCTCGGCCCGTTTGATGAAATCCTTCTCGCGCTTAGCAAAGGCCTGCATCAGGTCATAAAACTTCTCAACAAACACCACGTCATCTGGATTGAATCTCAATACCCGCTGAGGATCCCCATTGATCAGCAGACGGATCTCGCCGGTCTCAATGCGTAAGCTCTCGGTCATGTTGTTGCCCTCTTATGCTGCGTCAGGCGTAAACGTTAGCGTAGTCGGGTTAAATACGCCTTTAACAGGATCACCGCGGTAGTGGATCGTATAAGTGATCCGGCCGCTCTGTCCGCCCTCGCCACCGAAGGTGTCAATGGCAACGGTCACATCCTGCAGCTCTGCCGGATAAGCATCTAATGTGGCTTCCTCATACATCCAAACATTCACAACCTGGGTGTGCGCTTCGTCCAGCGTTGCCCGGTTCTTGCGCAGGCCGTCGATATATTCAAATACATCGTCGCCGTTGATCGCCACCGCTTCAATTGGCATATTAGGCGCATACCGCTCCACCTCTGCTGTGCCGCTGTCCTGGTGGATATACACCTCGTCGCTGATCTCGGGGTTATACGCGATTTCGGCTGTGGTCACGCCATCCCCGATCAGCGCCCAATCCTGATACCCGGGATCAACATCTATAAAGGTTCTAAACTGACTGCGTTTCACTTTTTGACTTGTCATAATAGTTTGCTCCTGATCTGATTATTTATCTAATCCAATTCATCTTATTCATTAAACTTGTTCATAAACCACCCGGCACTGTACCTGGTACACGCCGGTATCACTGTTGCTCTGTTGAAACAGAAAACCTTGTCCCAGCGCCTCAATCGTTTCTGCCGTCATACCCTCTGGCAAATTTGGCAAATTGCCTACCTCGGTTTGTTCATCCAGCCACTGTGCAAAGGCTTCGTAAAATCCGTTATTCTCCAACCGGACCAGGTCATCCGCCGTGCTTTCCATGCTGCGAAAAGCAAATGGATACTCCATCACCCGCTTGCCGGTGATATACGTCTCGATTACCCGGCCACCAGCCAACGGCAAAACCGCATACTGAGTAGGTTCGTTGCCTAAATATTCCACCCACACCGGTGCGCCATCGCTTAACCCGGTATAAGCGCGCAAATAATCACGGATCCCCTCTATCACGCTATCAGGTAGTTCGCTCATTTACCCTCCCGTCTGAGGATCTCTGCCGCGCCATCGATGATTTTCTTTCCATGGACCTCTTTCATCCGTCTGAACCAGAATGATCCACGCTGTCCACCGCCATGATATTGCAGGTTCCGACTGGTCACTGTTTTGGGCGGGCTGCCCTCCATCACCTTGCCATAATACTGATACCTGGCATAAGGCGCAATCCAGGCCACTTCACCCGATCCAATCTCCGTACCCAAATCGCCAGATTTGATCAACATCCCCGTTAAGAACGGCGTATAGGGTTCGCACAACCTCAAAACCTCACTGTCAACAAACTCTTGGGCTTTGCTGTGCTTTCCTGACCACTTGGGGCCAAAGCCCGTATTCCACTTCAGCTCAGCTTTTCCATTCGTACTATGAAAGACCTCGCCTCGTGGTGTCTCAATCCGGAATTGTCGCTTTGCCATCAGCTCGCTCCTACCATGATGTGATGCATATGGGCCGACCCAAAGTTATACCGATCAACGCTTTTCACCGTGACCACGTCCGCATAATCCTTGCGCAAATTGCTCATCGTATACTCAGTATTAATCTGCCTGGTTACGATACCCTCTGCAATCACATCCCCGGGTTTAATTGAAATTGTCTCCGAGCGTCCATGCAGCGGGATATAAACGTCAACCGCGTTAGCATCAATCAGGCCAGAGGTTAGCACATTAGCCGCCTTACGATTCTCCCAGTGCACATTTTCAATCACTGAGCGGGTCCAGCTTTCAACCCCGCCGGATACCGACCGGCTGTAAAGCGTCAGGTCCGTATTGGTTTGCATTAAAGATCCTCTTCAGAAACAGCCCCTGCATACCCTGCATATTCACCAGAGTTGAATCCCCTGTACATCAGGCCAGTCTTTGCCAGATAGCGCTTGGCTGCCAGGCTCATCCGGCCGTCATTAGAGAGAGAATTGCTGGGAGTGGGTGTGTAGGTTACCGAATGGCTGCCAACCTTTTCGCTTTGGATCTGGTCAGATCGGTCATTGATTGCCTGGATCGTTTCGGCTACTGCACAAGTTGCCATCTTGATCGCTTCAATCGTGTCAGTATCGGTGTTGGCCTCAACGACCGCGCTCGCTCGGTCAAATGTCAAGTAATCGATCTCACGGCTCGCTTGGATCATCAAAGCATTAAAATCGGCCGCGGCTATGGCTGTTCCGCCAAATGTCTCTATATAAAAATCAAAATTCGCATAAACAGCCATAGCGCGCTCCGATTGTCATTAAATAGTTCAAATTACGAACCGGGCAGATCCTCGCTAACCAACCCTTCCACAAAATATAGATAGCCAGTTAGCTTGCCGGTTTCCAGCGCTTGCACAGCTACAGTGCAGGTGATCTCCCGCGCCTCGGTTGTCTTCACGCTTGTGCTCTCAGGTGTATTCGCCTTGGGAATAATCGCCTTGCGGCCCTTAGTCCCATAAATAGCATTGGAAACAATAGTAGCCGTCACAATGTCATTGGCGCCTTCCACATGAATTGCCACCGTTGCCGTGTTATTTTCACTGGTGAAGGGTGTGTTCACATCGTAAAACCCGCCCACGATGATCGCATTCGCTGGTAAAGTTACCCCTACCCCGTGCGCACCAATCGCTGAATTGTCAGCTCCCGCCGAGTCTTGCTCATCAGCTGCAAACTCAAAGCGGGCCACTCGCAACGCGCCCAGGCCGACGTCGTCGGACACGAAATCAACCAGTTCATCAAAGTTGTCATTGACATCCTTCAGCCATCCATGGATTTGAACATCTTTTATTACCATATCAGCCTCCTTAAGACTGTCTCAAATCCAGATTAGCCGTTTTTGATGTGTGCGTAGACGCCTTTAAGCTTGTTGTCATACACAAACGCATCGTGATAGATGCGATACTGGAACAGCCAGGCATCAGCCGTTTGGTTGGTCTCAGGCGAGAACACCCGCAACGGGTTGTGTTTTGCAACTTGCAGCACGGCCGAAGGATGGATCAACATGAAGTTGATATCCCGACCAGTTTCTGTGGTCTTGCTGTAGCCACCAGCAGCCGAAGATGCACCGGCGTCCAAGGTAATGCCCTTGTAGAAACGGGTCTGTGGCACCATGACGACTTCCATCCCATCCAGGCTGAAAATCTCGCGGCTCACACCGCCTTCGCTGGCCCATTGCCGGCTCAAAGCACCCTTCAAAAGGTGGTAGATGCTGTCAGAACAGTACAAGATCCGCCCTTCACGGGGCACCTCATTGCCATCCAGAGACGCTTGTGCCACGTCCACCGCGGCCAACACAGCGGCGCCAGTTGTAAGCGCAGCCGCCGACGGGCTGGTGATCCCGCTCCATGAAGCATAGGTATCGAACCGGTAGGCATCAATTTCGGGCACAACCATGGTGCGAATGAATTCGCCCACCAGCGTGCCAAACGCCATGCCAATTGTTTCCTCATTGTCCATCGCGTCAACGCTGAAGGCGCGGCCACGATCTTTGGCCAGGGTCAGGGTCTCCCATGTGCCGGTCACATCGCCAGCAGGAAAACCGGTATTGCGGGCATAATTGCCCAGCCCAACCAATGAGGTCTTAAATACCTTTACAACCTGTGCGCTGCTAAAATCCACAGGTTCTGATGGTGCATCCATGCGCGCAGTCAGCGCGTTTAGTTTATAGATTTCATCCAGAATCGGTTGAAATTTTTGTGCTAAGGTAATCGAGTTAGCCATTTTAAAAGCTCCTTAAAAATTATTCTTCGATAGGTAACCCCGCCGCCTTTCTCGCTGCGAGTACCATCGAGTCAGTGAGTACATTTTTGCCCTCCCCCTTAGTAACAATCGTCGGGGTCGGTTTATCCGATTCGAACAGATACTCAGCATCAGCTTTCACCTTTTCAAGCTGTTTATCGAGCCCTATGATGGACCCATCCTCGTGAGATAGCTTCAACTCTTCGAAGTTCAGCAACGCTTTCACCGCTTTGATGTTCTTGGCCTTGGCGCCTGTCAAAGCGCCTTCCAGTGCATGATCAAACTTCAGCCTGGCGATCTCCGCTTCTGCTTCCTGTTTGGCCTGCTCTGCCTTGGCCTTCCAGTCATCGGCAGCTGCTTTGATCCCGTCAACATCCAATTCCTTGAAGCCTTCTATCGCCTTGTTTGCCTCCTCAAGCTGTCCCTGCAAGGTTTCCCGTTGCTTTTCAGCTTCCATTAGCTGGGCTTTGTGGGCCTCAACGCTCTTACCGTGCAGCTTCATGATCTCGTCAATCGCTTCATCAGTAAGTTCCAGCGCCTTCAAATCTTCACGTTTCATCTGTTCTAATCCTTTCACTACACCATTTCGAAATATTTTACGTGGCAACGCCCACGCTACGGTGATTGGATGTCGTTCCAATCTGACGATGTAAAAAATCTGACGATGTAACAAAAAAGCCCGGAGCACACCACCGATCTTGGTGATATGTCCGGGTTCGCTTCTGCTAACTCTAGGACGCTATCAGATCACTTGGTACGCTCCGGGCCATCTTCAGATGACTCTGGGAGTCAATTTTATCTAATTGTCAATTCAAATTATATCATGTCTACAAAGATTTTACAAGTTGCTTTAATTGTATAATTTCAATCGTATAATTTCAATCATAAACCTGCTCTCGCGGGTATTGCCGCCGCAATCCTGTCTGGCGAACAAACTCTCGCATTTCGCTTTGCAGCTCTCGTACAATTCGCTGCTCTACGCTGGCATCCAATCCGGTCGCTTCTACTGCAGCCGCTTCTCGTTTTGCCTGACGAATATCCCGCTCAATCTTTCTCTGATACTGAGTAGCAT